AGCTTCGAGCTTCTCTCTAACGTCTTGCCAGCAAGTGCTGAACAACTGGTCTGTCCAACCTTTAGGTCCAACTTGCCCAACGTGGTATTCGATCCAGTATCCATACCCATCTGACATATTCTCACGGGTGATCTCAATGCCCAACTTACTTGCGATGCGCTTTGCATGATAACGATCTCGTGCGGTTGCCTTACGCTCATCGTCCTTGGCTTTGTTGTTAGTCAACAGTCCGTTCAACATTACTTCGAGGCTCATCGTTCTTCTCCTTAATTTCCACTGAGGGGGGCTAACCCCTACGAATCACCGTACAAAATTCCCACGGTAGGGTCAACTCTTAATTTCCACTGTAGGGGTCATTTTCCACTGTAGGGGTCATTTTCCACTGGTGGGGTCATTTTCCACTGGTGGGGGTGTGTGGTATTTTTGCAACACGCTGCACCGCAGAAAAGTGTTCCTGATTCGTTCTTGTCAAATCACGAATTGTTACAATCTTGAAATATTGTGAAGTTACGTTACGGCATAGCTTGACTCCCTTGCGAATCTATGAACGCAGCGACGCCGAGTGATTCGGCGTTTCTTTGTGATTCGTTTTAGCAAGTTGAGACTCTAGCCGCACAACGACCAATATTGCATATCAGATATGCATTTCTTGCATATGTGACTCTAGTTGACTCAACCTATCGAATCGCCCTATAAAAGGGGCAACGAAAGCGACAACTAAAGGAATCAACGATATGACAACCACAACAATTAAAACCCGCCCCTATACTATGACACTAAAAGCCGCCAAGGAATCGGCGGGAAAGCTATCGCTAGGCAATGGCAAAATGCCGGGTTCAACCTTTGCAACGGATGCTTTCGCTTGCAAGGTTGGCGACAAGTTGGCCAAGGTCAAGGGTTCTGTTTGCGATTCTTGTTACGCCCGCAAGTTGCAAAAGCTGCGCCCTAGCGTAAATCAAGGTTGGTCAAACAACCAACGCCTAGCGGTGAATCTAATCGCCAATGCGCCCGAAAAATGGGTTTCGGCAATGGTATTTCAGATTGAGAAAGCGGCAATCAAAAGCGGCCAACCTTTTCACCGCTGGCATGATAGCGGCGACTTGGACTCGGTTGATATGCTTGCGGCTATCGTTAAAGTCGCCAAGAAAACGCCGAAAATCAAGCATTGGTTGCCAACCCGTGAAGTTGGAATCGTTAAAGCCTATCGTAAACAAGGCGGTTCAATCCCACGCAATTTAAGAATCCGCCTATCCGCAACAATGGTTGGCGACAAGCCGTTGACAAGCGCCAAGCGGCTAGGCGTTAGCACTTCAACCGTTCACAAGAAAGGCGAGTCTTTTGTGGGTTGGCAGTGTCCGGCACCGGATCAAGGCGGAAATTGCGGCGATTGTCGGCATTGTTGGACTAATCCCGAAAATGTTTCATACCGCAAACATTAGGGCTTGCAAGGGTTCAACGAATCGCTTATACAAGTTATATAAACAGCAACACAAGGAAACGACACAATGACAAGCCGCCAACGTATTAAACAACACGAACGCCGTGAATTTCTAGTCTGCATCTGCGCTTGCGCCTTTGTGTGGACCACCGCCGCCCTTTTGATTATGGCCGCTCTAGTTTAACAATAAACACAAGGATACGACACAATGACTCGTTTTGCAAAAATCGCCCTTCTAACATATTTCGGGATTTTCATGTTTTGCCTAGGCAAGTTCACCTATATGGACGGGGACGGCTATGGCTTCTTTACGCCCTTGGGCGGGTATCATGTTAGCACATTGAGGGACTCGTAATGACTAATCTGATATTCTACTCGACAATCAATAGGGAAGAGACTCAATTCTGTGCCGATATGACACAACCGCCTAAAGGGGCCATGATGGATTGTGTCGTTATGACAGGCGTTCACAAGGGGGAAACAAGGCCGTTTCGTTGGTTAAGCCTTAACACCCTATGGGAACAACAAAACGACATTGAACAAAATCAGGAGGAATTTTAATGCCATACGTAATAAGAACCCGTGACCTTGACTATGACTGCACCCACACTTGGCAGAGGGCCAAAGCACCGCAGCGCATGGGTAATTCTTTTGCGCCGTTCACAACTGCCCATTCCGTATATCCTACGCTAAAGGGCGCACAACGCCAACGTGACTTCTTAAAGCGCATAACTAGATATGCCTTCTGTCATATCACAGTGGAGAAACTAACATGATATATTTTGCAACGTGGCGGGCGCATGGTCAGACTTATGAATCTGGACCACATGATACACTGCTGGATGCGCAACGTGCGGTCTTCGGACGGCCAAGCGCACCGACAAGGGGCGATGTTACATTCTGGCAAGTGCTAAAAGAATCAACAGACTAGGCGGGGGTCGGGGCGTGGGCAGGGCTTGCGTAGTGTTATAATGTAACAAGCGAATCAATGCTGTGGGGGTTGCCGAATCGCCTCCCTAGTCAAGCAAAATGTTTTGTCAAGCGTTATTTTTCCCCTGTTTTTTACCTAAGTGTTGCACAAATGTCACATACTAACGAATCGTTCACGAATTGTTACAAAAGTGTGTCAAGGGGTTGACATCCGTGGGACCCTCCAGATCATACGCAAGTGATTCGCCCGTGGCGGGTAGCCACACATGAATCCAAAACAAAAATTTACTTTGCCCCACCACGTTCTGAACCCGTGCTACCCACAAATGTGTTGTACAAATGTCACACAACAACAAAAAACAACAAAAATACCCAAACTTTCTTTCGTTAGATTACAAGGGCTTACACGATTCTTGTAAAATAGTTGCATTTTTAGTGTTACAAATTTTGAAAAATGTCCCTATAGTATAATAAGAGAGAGAGACTACTTAAGTTTTAACGTAAGTTATTTCCACTACGTAGTTCAACTAGTAGAGTATGAGACTTAAGTTTATACTTAAGTTACACTCCTAAGCATCTCCTCTACAATCTTCCCTACAAGTAACCAAGACGTATGCTTCCAAACTTAAGTTAAGGGTAAAGGGTCTTGCTGAAAACTTAGTGGGGAGAATCTGCGCTACCCACATAAGTATAATCTTATTTGTCGTTACAAGAAGCCCGCTAGGGCAAGGAACTGTCGTCATGGCTGAGAAGCTCCCCTACTGTAAACACGTTGAGAAGCACATCCTGACTTGTATTCAAGGTGGGATTGCTATTCGTCAGATGCTTGCCTCTATGCAACACCTTACCAATGCACCTAAGTCTCTGTCTACTATGTACAAGACTTATGGGTCGTTCATCGAACAGGAACGTGCTAAGATTAACGGTCTGGTTGGAGCTAAGGTTATCGACCAAGCTCTTGAGGGAGACTTCAAGTCCCAAGAATTGTTCCTTCGTTCTAAAGGTGGTTGGTCGCCTACTCAGACTAACATTGAAGTTGAGCAAGAGACTGACCCTGACCTAGACGAGAGTGCAGCCGACACACTCCTGTCGCTACTTGGAATTGATAATGACCCGACCCCAGAGGAAGATAACGGCTGACACCCTACGTCAGTTACCAGCACCTAAAGTAAAGAAGTTGTTCGAGGAGCTAGGCCCACTCAAGACTGAGGAGCTTAAGCATGATTGGAACTTCTGGGCTAGGGACAACCAGCTAGAGCCTGATGGTTCTGAGTGGAACACATGGTTCATCAATGCTGGTCGTGGCTTCGGTAAGACCCGTTCTGGTGTTGAGTGGGTACGAGAGAATGTTAAGCGTGGTTGTAAGCGTATTGCTGCTGTAGCCTCTACCAACTCAGATATTGAACGAGTTATGGTCAAGGGTGAATCTGGTTTCCTATCGGTATGCTGGAAGGGTGATAAGACCTACGCAGGTAAGAAGATGGGGTTCCCTGAGTGGTCTCCAACTAAACGTACACTCACATGGGAGAATGGTGCGCAAGTGCAGTTCTTCTCTGCTGAGGAACCTGAGCGTCTCCGTGGTCCCCAGTTTGAATTAGCTTGGTGTGATGAGACTGCTGCTTGGAACAAGGATATGGACACTTGGTCTATGTTACAGTTCTGTATGCGTCTTGGTAAGCACCCACGTATCATGGTTACGACCACCCCTAAGCCTACCAAGCTGATCCGTCAGATACTCAAAGACCCTAAGACTGTAGTTACTACAGGTTCTACCTTTGATAACTCTGCTAACCTAGCTGGGACATACCTCAAGGCTGTTAAGGAACAGTATGAGGGTACACGTCTGGGTAGGCAAGAGCTTTATGCTGAGGTACTAGAAGAAGCACAGGGTGCTTTGTGGACCACAGCCATGCTGGATGAAGCCTCAGTTAAACATGAGGTAGTCCCAGACCTTTCCCGTATTGTCGTTGCCCTTGACCCTGCTGTTACCTCTAACGCTGAGAGTGACATGACAGGTATTGTTGTCGCAGGTATTGACGTAAATGGTGTTGCATATGTCTTGGGTGATTACACTGACAGACTTTCTCCGCAAGGTTGGGCGTCTAAGGCCATTGAACTTTATCATCAGCATCAAGCTGATCGTATTGTGGCTGAGGTCAACCAAGGTGGTGACATGGTTAAGACAACCATCCACGGGGAAGATGAGACAGTTCCTTATAAAGCTGTACGTGCATCTCGTGGTAAGTTTGCCCGTGCTGAACCAATATCTGCCTTATACGAGCGTGGTCTTGTTAAGCATGTGTCCAATCCCCCTGATGGGTCGTCACTAAACGAATTAGAAACTCAAATGAGAACGTGGGAACCTTTAGGGTCGATAGGCTCCCCAGATAGACTTGATGCTCTTGTGTGGGCAATTACAGACCTTTCACTTAACGGCTACAGTAAACCCAAACTGACCCTCGCTTACTCTAGTGCAAAGGGACTTTCACGCTAATCATAGAAGCATTGAGATCATGGTAAAGAAACTCTCGGAAGCAAAAGCTAAGTCTACCCTTGGTGTAGCTGGTGATAACACTAACAACGGTCAAATCCGTGCAGATGAGTTCTTACCTGAGTTGCGGGGCCGAAAGGCTATCCGCAAGTACCGTGAGATGCGGGACAATGATTCTACCGTTGGTGCGGTTATGTACGCCGTTGAGCAAATCCTTCGTGATGTAGACCTTCACGTTAAACCTGCTAA